AACTTCAAATTTTAAAAATAAAATAATTCAAACAATTACAGGAAATAATGTTCAAGTTGGTGATACATTATCATACAGTAATATAACAACTGGACAACGCAACGTAAGCATAGGTAAAGAGGTATGTCAATTTATAACTTCAGGTAACCAAAATGTTGCGATTGGTTACCAATCGGGTGCGGGTATTAATACCAACTCTAACAATGTTGATATTGGATATCAAACTGGTACATCGCTTCAAGGGGCTAGTTGCGTCGCCATTGGATACCAAGCAGGTAAATCATCTCAATTAAGTAACTCTATTGCTATTGGTTCAGGTGCAGGGTCTACATCTCAAAATACTAACTCAATTGCGATCGGGGTAAATTCCGGAAATGGGACACAAGGAATCAGCTGTGTTAGCATCGGTAATGCGGCTGGAAATACAACACAAGGAAATAACGCCGTTGCTATTGGGCTTAATGCGGGTAACAGCCTACAAGATACAAATAGCGTTGCTATTGGTAATGGTGCAGGAAATAATCAACAAGGAAATGGATCAGGATCAGGTACGGGTGCAGCTATTGCAATTGGATTTAACGCAGGCGCTGGGATATTTTCAGTTGGTCAGGATTCAGATGCTATTGCGATTGGAAATGCAGCAGGACAACTTACACAAGGCGCTAATTGCATTGCCGTCGGGTTGAGTGCTGGTAAAACGTCACAAGGCGTTAGTGGTATTGCTATTGGAAATAGTGCCGGATTTTCTAACCAATCGGGTAATGGTATATCTATTGGGACAAGCGCAGGACAAATAACACAAGGTGCGAGCAGTATTGCTATTGGTAATAATTCAGGTACCACATCACAAGCTACTTTATCAGTTGCTATTGGATACCAATCTGGTAATTCTTCTCAAGGAAGTAGTAGTGTGGCTATTGGAAACGCATCCGGACAACTTACGCAAGGCCCTAATACTGTAGCAATTGGATTGAGTGCTGGTAATACATCACAGGGAAATAGCGGTATTGCTATTGGAAATTTAGCAGGACAAACATCTCAAAGTAATGAAGCAATTTCAATCGGTGCGTCAGCTGGTTTAACTAGCCAAGGTTTGGCGTCTATTGCGCTAGGTTCATTATCGGGTTCATCATCACAAGGAGTGAATTGCATTGCTCTCGGTAGCAGCGCAGGTAAAACAACGCAAGGGACAAATAGTGTAGCAATAGGCCTTTTATCGGGTCAAACTACACAAGGATTAAACGATGTTGCGATTGGCGTTTCGGCTGGCGAAACATCCCAAGGTTCATATGCTGTCGCCATCGGATCTAATGCAGCTGTAACATTACAAGGGACAGAATCAGTTGCGATTGGTCTCAATGCTGGTAATAGCTCACAAGGGATGCAAGCAGTTTCAATAGGTACAGGTGCAGGTACGACAAGTCAGGGTGTGGATTGTGTTGCGATTGGTGATTTTGCAGGCCATACTTCACAAGGGGCGAGTTCAGTTTCTATTGGATTAAATACAGGTCAATCGTCACAGGGTGTAAGTTGTATAGCCATTGGTGATAATTCGGGATCTGTTTCACAAGCTACATTAAGCGTTGCTATTGGTAAAGAAGCTGGTAATACAACACAATCTACGAAAAGCGTTGCTATTGGAAATACAGCAGGAAAATATAATCAAGGTTTAGGTTCAGGCGCAGGGACTGGCGGTGCTATTGCTATTGGTAATGGTGCAGGAACTGGTACTACATTAGTTGGTCAAAATTATGATGCGATTGCTATTGGTACATCTTCGGGTGTAACAGCACAAGGCGCTAGTAGTGTAGCCATTGGCGTGTTTGCAGGTAATTCATCTCAAAGTTCGACATGCGTTGCTGTAGGTTATACCGCAGGTCAAACATCGCAAGGAACGTCAGGTGTTTCTATAGGATATGCGTCCGGTACAACAAGTCAAGGCGTGAGTTCTGTAGCTATTGGAACACAAGCCGGGAATGCAACGCAAGCAGCGGAATCTGTTGCTATTGGATATACCGCTGGACAAACAAACCAAGGAACTAGATCTATTGCTATTGGATATATCGCCGGTAATGCAACACAAAGCGCGCACTCTGTTGCGATTGGTGAAAGTGCAGGCCAGTATACACAAAAAGCATCAAGCGTCGCAATTGGTTTTAATGCAGCGAATAATCAACAGGCTACAAGATCAGTAGCTATTGGCGTTGATTCTGGTAGAACTTTACAAACAGCAAGTTGTGTTTCAATCGGTGACACGTCCGCATATGATACACAAGGAACAAAATCAGTAGCTATTGGTTTTTCATCTGGAAAATATAAACAAGGTGTTGGGTCTGGTGCTGGTACAGGTAGTGCTATTGCGATTGGTAATAATGCTGGACTTGGAACAACATTAATCGGCCAAGGTACCAATGCTATTGCTATTGGAACTGATGCGGGAAGTGTAGCACAAGGAACTGATACTATTGCAATTGGCGGAAGTGCGGGTGTAACATCGCAAGCTACATTATGCGTTGCTATAGGTAAAGAAGCAGGAAATACCGGACAAAGCACTTTGTGTATCGCTATCGGTAATACAGCTGGGAAATATAATCAAGGAAATGGTATAGGTTCTGGTACAGGTGGTGCTATTGCTATTGGTAATGGCGCTGGTGTCGGAACTACATTAGTTGGACAAAGTACAGATGCTATAGCAATAGGAACTGGTTCGGGTGTTACAGATCAAGGTTTAGATACAGTTGCTATAGGTCACCTATCCGGTCAAACCGCGCAAAATTTTAAAAGTATTGCTATAGGATATAATGCGGGAAATAATACACAATCAAATACATCAATAGCTATAGGTGTTAATGCAGGACAAACTACTCAAGGATCAAACTCGGTTGCAATAGGGTCGGGCGCTGGTAATGGGTCGCAAAGTACATATAGCGTTGCTATAGGTCAAACAGCAGGTAATATTTCGCAAGGATCCGCATGTGTAGCAGTTGGTTATAATGCAGGTAGTTCAACACAAGGAATAAATTCTATTGCTATTGGTGAATTATCAGGACGATTTAGACAGGGGTTGGGTTCAGGTTCAGGAACAGGAAAGGCTATTGCGATAGGTTATAATGCAGGTGCAGGAACATCTTTAATTGGTCAAAATACAAATGCTATTGCTATAGGAACTGAAGCCGGATCAGTCGCACAAGGTTTTAATAATGTTGCATTGGGATTTGGTGCTGGAAAAACAAGACAAACTGAAGATGCTATTTCTATTGGTACTGATGCGGGAAGCGCAGATCAAGGAACTAGCGGGATAGCTATTGGGCATTTTACCGCAAGAACATCCCAAAGTAATGATTCAATTGCTGTCGGTACATATGCAGGCGATGTAAATCAAGGAATATATGGGATTGCTGTAGGAAATAATGCGGGAAAATATAAACAGGGTTTAGGTTCGGGTTCTGGAACCGGTAGTGCTATTGCGATTGGTGTTAATGCGGGTCAAGGAACAACGTTAATTGGTCAAAATTCTAATGCGATTGCTATTGGTAATGGTGCAGGATCAATAGCACAAGGAACTAGTATAGCTATTGGTCCTAATGCTGGCGTAACATCGCAAAGTAGCCAAAGTATTGCTATTGGCGAATTATCAGGAAATTTAAATCAGGGATCCTCATGTGTAGCTATAGGAAATCAAGCGGGAAATTCCGGACAGATTCAAGGCGCTGTTGCTATAGGATATCAATCAGGACAAACCACACAAGGCGCCGACTCAGTTGCGGTTGGTCCTTCTACCGGTGTAACGTCACAAGCCACTCTATGCGTGGCGATTGGTAAAGAGGCTGGTAATACATCACAAGGAACAACATCTATAGCTATAGGAAATACAGCAGGAAAATACAAACAAGGAATTGGCGCTAGTGGAGGAACCGGTGGTGCTATTGCTATTGGTAATGGGGCTGGAACAGGAACTACATTAATTGGTCAAAATACTAATGCAATTGCTATTGGAACAAGTTCAGGATCTACAGCGCAGGGAGCAGAGTCAATCTCTATTGGATCTAATTCGGGACAATATAGACAAGGTATTGGTTCAGGTGCTGGAACGGGGGGTGCGATTGCTATTGGCGATAATGCAGGAACTGGAACAACTTTAATTGGTCAAAATTCCGATGCTATTGCTATTGGGTCTGATTCAGGAAATGTGGCACAAGGTATTGAATCAATTGCTATTGGTAATTATGCAGGGAATGATCAACAAGGCGGTTACTCCGTAGCAGTTGGTTCAGGTGCTGGTAAAACTAATCAATCTACCAATTGCGTTGCTATGGGTTATCAGGCAGGAACTACATCGCAATCAACATATTCTGTTGCTATAGGTGATTATGCAGGTAACACATCACAAGGTTTATATGGTATTGCAATTGGTCCAAATGCAGGGGTATCAAATCAAGGCCGTGAATGTGTTGCTATGGGTTGGAATGCTGGAAATGCAACACAAGGAACATATGCCGTTGCGGTTGGGACTGGTAGCGGCCAAACATCTCAAGGATTTCATGCTGTAGCTATTGGTACTAACAGTGGTCAAACTTCACAAGCGAATTACTCAATTTGTATGGGCTATGGAGCTGGATCGTCTTCATCAGGAGCTAATTCTATATATCTTAACGCGGCCAATGTTGGGTTGTCTAATACTCAAGCAAGTTCATTATTTATAAACCCAATCAGAAATGCAACGCCTACTGTAGGTTCTACACAAATTTTACAATACAATCCGACAACAAAAGAAATATTATATTCTACAACACACAGTGATATAGGGACAACTATTTCATCAACAAATAGTACAAACACTGTAATATCTGGAGGGGTATATATTTCATTATTAGGTACTACAGGAGGGATACCAAATTCAATCTCAATTGTTTCAGGTGTTTGGATTATTACCTCGTCATATAGATCGTATGTATCTACGTCTACATCAATAACTGATGATACTCAAATGTTAGTATCTGATGTTTCATCAGCAACCGAAATGACGGCATATCCTGCAAGTAAAATAATTGAAATTTATCAAGATTCGTATGGCACAGGTACGGTAAGACGCATGACTAATACTTTTGTTATTACAGTAACCGCTAATACAAATTTATATGCTTGGGGGTATGTAGGTTATATTGGCGGACAATGGTCATTTGATAAAGCTGATTTGAGAGCAACACGAATTGCGTAATCCCGTATTTTTATTATTATTACTCTTTTTTAAAAGTAGTAAGAATAAAATATAGAGTCTAGAATTTGAGAATTTATTTTTATTAATATAGTCTAAAATATACTAACTACTTTTAAAAAAGAGTAAAAGTAAAATAAATAGGGGATTAACAATTATTAGTTAATATTTAAAAAATCAATTTCTATTATGTATATACAATGTCAATTTATACGCCTCCGTCAGACAATACGCCCATCTTTGATGATGCGTTCTTTTCAACAGGTGACTTACCGCTCACCTATAATCAAGCGGTTAAAAAGTTTTTGAGATATCCTATAGCTCAAGGAACTGAAAATTTATTAAATGTAAACATATCTGGAACTACCGCTCTTACTGGACGGGTATCTCAAAATCTTTACGGAACATCAGGAACGATTACGGATAATAATATTCAATTTGGTGACACGAGTTCACTTGCTTTATTGACAACAGGTATAAATAATGTAGCTATAGGATATGGAACGTTAGATGCTCTTACAACTGGAAATCAAAATGTTGCTGTTGGCCACGATGCTGCGAGTGGACTTACGACAGGTATTCGCAATGTTTCTATCGGTAGAGAATCATTAAATAAAGCAACAGTTGTAGACAACTCAATATGTATTGGGTATCGTGCGGGATATAATGCTACAACAACTGGGGATAATTCTATTGCTATTGGAAATAGTGCCGGATTTACAACTTTGAGCAACAATGTAATAATACTCAATGCCTCTGGCTCCACGGTTAACTCTACCGGTATTAACAGATTTTTTGTCAAACCTATAAGAAATTCGTCTACATCTGCTCAATTATTATATTACGATAGTGCATCTAATGAAATAGTATATGCCACCCCTATTCTTAATGCGGGGTTCCCTATGACATTAGCTTTAGGGGCTACCGATTATGGAACAACACTCAATGGAAATGCAACATATCTCGGTAGCTATGTTATTGTTACAGGCGTTGCGTCGGGCGCATTAGCAACCGGAGTTGTAACATCAGTTGTAAATGTAACCATACCTGTAGGTGTTAGTATTATTAATGTTACAGAAACTTTAAACATTTCAGCTCCAGCGGTATTTACAAGAATGAGACGAACCTTGTCAACGGTTAGCCCGGGGACTATTACAACACCTGCTACAGGTACTGTTGCACTAGATCAAACAACAGGGCCGACAGCCGCTGGTACATATCAAACCATATATACATTTACTGTTATAAATAGTACCGGCACAGCTATCGCTGGCGCATACGCTGTAAATTTTACATTCTCTTCGGGTGCTATGACAATGCAAGCATCGGCAACGACTATAAGGATTGGTTAAAAAGCAATTAAAAATTGCTTGAGTAATATATTATATAATGACGTTGCTTACTGATTCAGCCTTTTGGATTTCAATCTGTATAAGCGTGGTAGGCGCTTACAAGTTTACCGTTACCTATTGTTTGAAGTCTAAGTGCTCGGACTTTAATATTTGTTGGGGATTTTTAAATATAAAACGTGATGTGAAAAGTGAAGTGGAAATTGAACGAGTTGAAATTGAGCATGGAGTTCATGATGGTAATGAGGGTCGGCTTAGTGTAGTATCACGTGGTGATGTAAGAGTTGAAGAAAAAGAATAACTTTCAGTTATCAAAGATAAGACTAAAAAATTAGTAAATTAAATAATATTTAAAAAATATTATTTAATTTTAAGCTGGTGGAGGCCCATATTGTGACGTAAGGCCTTTTTCAAGTTCTTCATCAAGTAATTTTTTTAGATTTGATGTTTTAGCTTTTTCTAACAAAGCTTTTACTCGTAGAAAATCTTCTTTATGACGTTCCATATCTTTCTCTTTATTTTTGGCTTTCGCTCTGTTATATAATTGACGGATCATGGTCTGTTCAGTTGTAAGCTTATCAACATCAAAATCATTACCATGAACATTATGAACATGCTTTCGCAAGTTTGATCTATCGGTTGTATTATAATCGCAAATAGGGCAGTTCATTAAACACGATTCTTTTTTATGCGCTTTTTCATCATTGCGATGGATATGCTTCTTAGTTAGCAAATGTCTTTTCATGTCAGAAGCATGAAAAGCATAAAACCCACAATCCTCACACATCGTCTGATGAGCTTCTTTTGCAGGTTTTACTTTTTTTACTATACCATTAAGCATGTTAGTATGCTTCTTTGATTTCTCATGCGTTTTCAATGCATGATTATCTTTTCCGTGAAACTCGCAACGGTCACATGTAAATTTGGCTTTGTATTCAGTCATTAATAATAATGTTTTTTTGTCTTTAAGCCCCTTATTTTAAGTATAAAATGTTAATGGTATATTTAAGGGATATTATACCCCCTGTTATAGTCAATAGTCTCTTATTTTCAAGTACATAGGCTAAAAGGATTGGTCTGGGATTTTGAAACCTCCTATACCAAGGTTAAAAGGAGGCCTACTTGGCCGTTTACAGTTACTTTGACTTTTACATTTTTTATTTATTACTTATTATTACTCTTTTTTTACTTTAAATTTAAATAAATAAATAATATAATAAGGTATTAGTTATTCATTAGTATGTGTTTCAGATGGTAAATCTAATCAAAATTGAACAAATGATGCTTTCCATATTAAACGAAAATTAAGATGATTATTAAGAGCAATAAGGGCTGAGCCCCTAATAGGCTTGATTACTTCAAATTTTACATTTTTAAAATAAGGGTATACATACTATCAATGTATAAAGATGTATAAGCATAAATATTATAATGGTAAAACACGATATCGATAGCGATAGTAGCAGTAGCGATAATGATGAACAGTACAGTGATGATAATAGAACGTCTCATGATAGTATTATTAAACAACTGGACGACATTAAGCATGCTCTTAAAATCCATCATGATAAGCATGGCGGTAGCATCAAACTTGGAACGGCATTTCATGATGTAGGTCATGAAGTGATGAGTGGCCTCGGGCTAATAAGTAAGTTGAAAAGGCTTGGTAAAATAGCTAAACCTATTGTAAAGCATCTTGGACATTTGGCACTTGAAAAACTTAAAGGAACACCGGCCTTTCACGAAGGTAAGATTGATCCGGTTGCGCATGTTCGTAATAAATATGTTCAAGAAAACACAGTTGAAGAATTCAACAAGAGGGCGATAGCACGTGAAAAAGAACTGAAGGCTATGCACGACGATTATGATAAGGTGATTGCATCGGGTAAACCTTATGATTATTTAAATGGTGGTAAAACATACAAAGAATTATACGGTGAAAAAGCATACAAAGAATTACTCAGAAGTAAATCATCGGCTAAGCCGGAAGCTAAATCATCCATACTGGATGATCGAAGACCATCTGAAAAATTATACAATGGTAAAACATTAGCTGAGTTAGATGCTGCTGAAGAGATTGGTTGGGGATTAGTTCCTAAACATAGAAGACAGGATACATCTGATAGTCCTATTAGAAGCCTGAAGTTTGGTGAGATGGAGATCAGTTCGGATCATCCACTACTTAACAAACTTTCCACATCTGATGTTGAAGACTTTACTAAACTATTTGAAATGTCAAAAGGTAAAAAGAAGATGGATAACAAGAAGTATGAAGCATTGAGAAAACTTATTATAAAAAAATTAAAAGATTCCGTCCATACTGAAACTATCAAAAAGGTTGATGCACGCTTTACGAGAATTGTACGGGGATCGGATGCGGCTAAAGAATGGGCTGCTAAAATGAAAGCCGCACGCGACTTAAAACGTAAATAAGTAGTACATTAACAAGTTAAAGCATTATTATGTAATGTATATAATGAAAGCCTATATTTACAAGATAAGCATCCCTAACAATGACGAATTTTATATTGGTTCTACAACTTGTTTTTCAAGAAGGAAATCCCAGCATAAAAAATCAACAACGAATAAAGTTCATAAAAAATATTGGTGTAAACTTTACCAATTTATAAGAGATAATGGCGGATGGTGTAACGTCAAAATGGAAATCCTTTTTGAATTTGAATGCGCTTACAAAGAAGAGTTAAGGATATTAGAACAGATTTACCTCGACGACCTAAGACCAACCTTAAATAGTATTAGGTGTAGCATGGTATAAACATAGTTTACAACTACCTAAAGGTATAGTAACTACATATATTACTTAATTGTCATACCAATTTGTTCCTATGCTTCAGCTTTAACTTGTTAATGCTTTAGCGTAAGGAAAGCGCACAAGCTATCTGGGCCTACGAAATAACATATCATGTACGTGATATTTTTTTATATACAAATTTGTATCTAAAAAAATAATAATTATATTAGTAATGTCAGACCAAACAACAGACCAACCTTATAAACCCGAGGCTGAAACACCTATGAATTGGCCACATGAACCTACAGTCCAAGTGCCTGAGACACACGAACAAAGCGAAAAACCATTTGATGAAGAAGGTAAATGGAAAGTAGAATTTACAGGACCATCTGAACCTACCGAGTATGAAAAGAAAATGTTGAAAGATTCTAAAAGCGTTGATGCATTGCTTGTTGAAGAACAACGACCTGTTGAACTTCCTGACGCCAATGCTGAATATGAACGTAAAAAGAAAGCCTACATTACAAAAGTAAAAGTAGTAGCACTTGATAAGTTTGGTAAACACCCGCTTAGCAATCCTACAACCTATTGCGCACGAGATAAGAAACGTGTAATTGCTATTATGGAGGAGTTGCTATTACTTCCCGAAGATGTACTTGATAAACAATTTAATGAAATTTGCACTGATACGATATTTGATTCAAAGGCGGATTATTCAAAATTTTTGGTAGAACGTCTTCCAGGCGTTTGAACAAACGTGTATAATCGTAGATAATTGAGATTAAATATAAAGAAATATAACGTATGATATTTATAATGAGCGGACAACCTTATAAATACCATACCGATGCCCAACGGTTCAGAGATGAATATATGGAAGCATTGAATTTAAGAGCTAACATAGATGATATGAATCATCAAGCCGTGAAAACATTTGTAGCTACCGGCCAACTACCGGCGGTATCGCAAATGAAAGACACCAGAACCACAACTGAGATTTTAGCAGATACAGAAAAACTAAAAATTAATCTGATCTCAGATCTTGCACCAATTGCAGATGCACAATTCGCACAACTGATTATTCAAACCATTGTTAAATCACCCCTTAACTACGACAATGGTTTATTAGTCTTTCTTTCTCAACGGGTAACAGATATTGTTAAAAATCTTCAACAAATTTACAAATATAAAATTAAAGGCGACTCCAACGACGCAGAGCAGTTTGTAGCATTTATTAATAAAATGTATATGGACAAAAACTCGCTTTCAAGATCAACAAAAGGGTTTATTAATCGTACAAGTTCTGTATTACCTTTTGGACAACAACTATCATCACTACCAACTATTCATACAAGTTTAAAATCTTTTTGTTTAACATTAACATACATTTTGAAAGATGTAATTTTAAAAATGGTACACGCGCAAGCAAGAGGCGATGTACCTATTTTTTTACAAGCGCAACAGGGTGATATTGATATGAATTTATTAGATAAAATATATAATATTATAAGGGATATATATAATAAATTTGCTATATATGATGTCATAATTCCCGAATCACTTGATAAATTACATTTAATAGAACAATATGCATTAAACCTAAATGCGTTGCCGTTTCATGTTACAATTGATGAAGTTCAACGATATTTATTATTTATTAATGAACGGTTACCTAAAATGGATATATGCGACAATTTAATAACAAAAATGGTTGCTGATTCAAAACTTGCTGTTGAATTATTTTCACAATTATTTCAGGGCGGAGAATATAACGCGAATACGCATCAAGGTATTACTTCACAATTAAACAAAATTTATAATTTAGCAGTATCGTTAGATGGAACATTACCTAGTATGGATGAGATAACCTCAATATCTCGTACATTTGAAAGTATTAGACGTGGCCCTGGACTCGGCCCTGGAGGTGGACCGGGTGGAGGACCAGGTGGAGGACCAGGTGGGGGACCAGGTGGGGGACCAGGTGGAGGACCAGGTGGAGGACCAGGTGGAGGACCGGGTGGAGGACCAGGTGGGGGACCAGGTGGAGGACCCCCGGGAGGGCCAAGTGGAAGACCAGGTATAGGACCCGACGGTTCTATGGTTATAAGACCAGGCGATGACGAAGGCGAAGAAGAACACAAAGACGGTGATCCTAATACACGGTTGGAATTAATTAATCAAATTGAATTAATACGAAATAGACTAAGAACTATGAGTTATAGAAGTCCGCAACATAGACAATTATTAATTATGTTGAATACGTTGGAAACACAATATCATATGTTATACGGAGATAATCAACAACCGCAGCATATACCTTACGCACCTCGCGGTAACATTCAAAATATTGCACGACAACCAAATCCCGTCCAACCTGTTCAACCTACCCAACCATTATTACAAATAGAATCTCAACGATCACCACAACAACATGCCAACATGATGGACGATTATCGTGATTTGGTTACTAATTTAGCATATGCGAATGAAAGGTATCACTTACAAGATATTGATCGCAATGTGTACGATAGCGTGATGAGAGATTTAGTTAACGACATGAGAGAGTATGAGCGTACGTATGGTATACGATTTGATCCTGACCATCCACCCGCAGCTGAAGGTAGAGGAGTTGGTTGTAAAATTCGCGGTAAAGGGTTGCAGGTTGATCGCACAATTGGTGTTAAACCCGCCATTAAGTTTGCACCATTTGGAAAATATCTTTTAGATATGTCTAAGCTTAAAGATGATACCATTGCTATGAAAACAATGTCCGGTACAAGTGTTGTAGGCCATCCATCTAAGAAGGTTAGTACGCAATTTTCCAAAATTGTAAAAGATATGATTGGAGGTAAAGTACCATGCGATGAGGATCTATCGGGTTTGTCTACCCTTGAACGAGAGTATCTTCACAAAGTTTCTAAAAAAGCTAATATTGAAGATAAATTCGCCGTTGCAACACCATCTAAGGATCAGTACGAAAAAGACATCCATTCATTTGAAGTGATGCGAGGTGAGATCGTTGCAGGTAATGACAACCAAGAAATGATTAAAAAGTTCAAATTACTTATTATGAAACTTTCTCGTAGTGGATCATTGCCTAAAAATGAAGTTTCTGAAATTCTATCTGAACTTGCAGAGCTAGGCTACTAATACTTTAGCTTTAACTTGTTAATGCCTTATTATTTTTACTTTTACTCTTTTTTAAAAGTAGTTAGTATATTTAGGACTATCTTAAGATTTTAAATCTTTCTATTCTTAGACTCTATATTTTATTCTTACTACTTTTAAAAAAGAGAAAAATAGAAATAAATAATGGATTAAACCCTAAAGATATGTTGGCTTACATCTATATAAATGTCATCAGCAGGAATATACGCATCCCACCCTAAGGTGGACCAACCACACAAGATCTTTCAACAGATGAGATCAGACCAAGTAATGCCGGCTTTTTTCTTTGGAGGATCTCAAGTACCTATTCAGTTAGGTATTCCTCGTGAAGGAAGCCATCAGTCGGAATATAAACAAACTATGGAAAAAGTAAAAGCAATGAGTATCAGCGGTAACGGAATTAAAACTCATTATGAACATACACAAAAAATTATAATGCCTAAGCATGTGCCTAGAATCTAATATAAACAAACATTAAGATAATAATATATAACTATGTTCGTAATTGTACTCAACCAGAATAATATCGTCCAAGATGGACAAAATAATAAACTTGTGTATAAGTTCCCAAACTCTATACACTTTGAAAAAAAGTATATTGCTGTAACAAATATTTCAATGTTTTACTCATGGTTTAACATCACAACTTTGTTTAACAATAACACATTCACCTATACCTTTACCGTAGGAGCCCTTTCTACCCCAATAACTGTCACAATTCCCGATGGACTATATGAGATTAGCGCGATCAATGATTACTTCCAATGGACATGCATCCAAAATGGTACTTATTACATTACCTCGAGTGGAGATTATGCCTATCCAGCTGAGTTCCTAATTAACCCTACCCGATATGCTATTCAAATTAATACTTTCTATTTATACACAGCGGCTACACTTCCTACCGGTTGGACTCTTCCTGCAAACTTTCCGGGATATCCTACAGTCCGTCAAAATTGTGTTATATCACTACCCGCTAATATTAATACTATCATGGGTTACCCTGCCGGATTTACATCAACGGCTAATGTAGGAGGTGGATATGTTCCACCTACACCTACCGCTGCAAGCAATTACGAAGCGATTGATACAACTACAAATACCATTTCGTATATTAGTAATACCGCCCCACAAGTCCAGCCTAACAATAATGTTTTATTTTCTATTTCTAGCATTAATAATCCGTATGCTCAACCATCCAGTATTATCTATTCTTTGAATCCAAGTGTAGCAAGTGGACAGCAAATTAATGTTACGCCACCTAACTACATGTGGAACAAACTTATTGATGGATACTACCCTGAAATACGACTTACACTACTCGGAACCAACCTACAACCATTGACTATTTTTGATCCAAACATGACAATCCTTCTTGCTATTAAAGACGAAGGCGAGTCAAGTAATAAATAGTTATAAACGTTTAGTGATGTATATACATAATGAATAATTCTTTTGATGAACAATATATTAACCGTTTGTTTGACGAGTTTCAAACAGAAAAAGCTAAACTTGTTCTTGAATTGAAGAATGATAAGGAACTTACGAAGGAAAGATTAATTAGTAATAAAATGCAATGCATAGACGTAATGACAAGAAGTATTTTAAAATATAGAAATTTAATTATACGGGAGAAAATGAAACAAGATTTATAGGCTAGTCATCTATATCTTTTATATAATGCCAATAAGTAAAACACATCACGTTGTGCTACCATTCGGTGGAGGATCCCTTCACATGGGGCGAAAAGATTCTGTAGGGAGAGGTATGGGTTCGGTTCTTCTTAGGACTGGTGGACCCGGTGCTGCATCGTCATATTCTGATATGGATGATTATATTCATCAAACCGGAATGAATCCGTATGCAAGAGCTGCACCGCAACAGTCAATGAGAAAAAATGGAAAAGGTTTGATGAGTCTTGGTTCTAAGCTTAGTAAGCTAGCTATTGCTGCACCATCTCAAATTAAACGAAAAAATATTACTATGAGTATGTAGAGTTGTGAAACGTATGAAAAAATAATAAAAAATATATAAAAATATTTTTATTATTTAGATATCTATTTAAAAGGACTACATCTATACAATGTATAAACATTAATGTGTGATAAACTCGTATACGATCTAGCTCAGGAAGTTGAAGGTTCGCCCGCCGTCTTTGTAAGAAAAGACTGGGTCAACATCCTTGATAATCAGAACCAAAATTATGGAAACAATCAGTCGGTGTTGGATACATCGCAACTTTCCAATTCTAATAAATATATGTCTTACCGTGAGGCATATCTCCTTGTCCCTTTTACAATTTCTCTTGCTGCAACGGCACAATCTACAGTTTCGACCGGTCTTGGTGGAACATGGCCAGTTGCTGCTGGTGGCCCGGCGGTTGCTGAGTACTTTTCGCCAGCGACTGCAACAAAAAGTGCAGATAACTCTGTAGGACTTAAAAATTGGTTTGGACAAATTATTCACTCTTTTACGTTGGATTACAACGGAACCACCATTATTCAACAAACCCCGTTGGTTAATATGTGGAATTCTTTCAAACTAATGACATCACTAAGTTTTCAAGACCTTGAGACACAAGGCGCTACAATTGGTTTCTGGCCGGATGATTCTGATACTTTTCAATATACACAAGGCGGAACATTCGGCGGTGCAAACACGGGAGCGCAAGGCGGTGGTTCAGCTGTACTTACTATTGCAGCATCTGCGGCCGGCGTTGGCGTATGCAATAATTCAACGTATGATGCACCCCCAGTTGTATTTGGTGGATTTGCAGCTCTTCAAAGTGGTGGTGGAAATACAGGGTTCATAACTAGACAAAGATGGATTAATTTTGATACTTTAGGGCCTATTGGTGCACAAACATCAACCTCTGCGGGTGTTATTACAACATCCGCTGCAACTTTAGGAAGTTTGCAACAAGCCTCAACAACTTGTGATGTGCTTTGGAAGTCTTTTATTAAGAAGAAATTGACAGGAACATCTGCCACGTCGCCAGGTATTATTCAATATTCAGTAACTGCTACTGTTTATTTGAAACATATTCATTCATTTTTTAATATGGTCCCTCTTCTTAAAGGTGTTTTTATGAAAATGACAATGAACTTGAATAATACAACAACCGCATTTCAGACAGCATCGGCAGCACCAGTCGGAACAGGGTTGCAATACATTCCTTACAGTATGTCTGTACAATCTGTATCAAACCCATTGGGCGGTGTTAATCCACTTATGATCGCATCTGGTGCTTTGACATTGTCTGGCACAAACAGTGCTACAGCAACTATTGCGTCTGCATCGGGGGGTGTTGGATTGTTCGCAACGGGAGTTGGAAGTGCTACTGCTATAACTACGGGTGCTTGGTTAAACACATATTCATATCGTTTAAATATTTCTGTAGGTGCACGATGTCTTGATACTACACTTGTAGGATTGGGTGCTGATCCAACAGCGCAATCTCAATCAGTATATTTGTATATCCCCGCATACTCATTTAACCCCGTATTTGAACAAGCATATCTTTCAAGCCCGGTAAAAGAAATTAAATATTCAGATATTTATCAATATCAAGTTCTAAATGTTATCCAAGATGGTGTATTTAACAATTTGGTAACAAATGGTATTGCAAATATTAAAAGTGTATTAGTCCTTCCTTTTTATTCTTCGTCAGATTCTACTGGTGCCAATACTGGATTGGGTGTCGCAGGTATTCCCGTATGGCAATCACCTTTTGATCCCGCAGGAACAGGCCCTACAAGCCCATTGTGCCCTATTACCAATTTCAATGTTCAAATTTCCGGTCAAAATGCTATTTATAACATGGAGAAATATAGTTTTGAGCAATACAATAATCAGTTGTATGGATATAATGCGGTTAATGGCGGGCTTACAGATGGTCTTACATCTGGTCTCGTATCTCGTTATGATTTTGATAATTGTTATTGTTATTATTATGTAGATGTGTCTCGCATGCTTCCCGTTGAAATGACTGTACCTAAATCTGTACAAATTATTGGACAAAATAAAAGTTCAAGAGCGGTTGATCTTATTGTATTTGTAGAATATGGAGTATCAATTTCTGTTGATCTTCTTACTGGCGCGCGCGTGTAAAGCATGTAAAACACATGTAAAAAAATAATAAATATTTTAAATAAAAATTAAAGACGTCAATTGCATCAAAAACAATAACAATTTATAGCAAAGCAATAAATGTATTTAAACAAAAAAAGTCTTTAAATATATATATAATGAAACACATCACAGTAGCAATGAGTGCGGCGCAAGCTGCCAAACTAAGAAACGGACATAAGGTTCGTGTAAAAAAGGGTTGTGGTTTTAATCTAATCGTTCATCCCGAACGGTTCCATTTGATGACTAGAACATTTGATAAGGGTCGAGGAGCTGAAGTACAGCTAAGTCCCGAAGAATTAAGCGTAAATAAATTGTACTCATCTGTATCTCCCGACGAACATGCTGGACTACATGCATCGCCTGACATGGAGTCTCAAGCAATTGCTGAAAGTGGCGCACCGCATGCGGCTGGTCAAGGTATTTTTGGTAAAAAATTTGATAGGAAACTTAAGAAAGCTCTTGGATCTAAACTTTCAAAAGTAGTTTATAAAGGTGCTGAACACCTGAGGGAACCACTTAAAAAAGCTATTAAAGGTGGGCTTACCGCTGCTGGTGCTGCTGCAACAGCATTTGCACCTGAACTAGCACCCGCTATTCTTATGGCACAAGGTCGTTTAGGTAGTATGTCTGATAGGTATATTGACGATCCTAGTAAATACCAACGTAAAGGAGGTTTTGAAGCCCTTGCAATGGGTCATGGTATTGGTCTTCAATTTAATAAAAGTGTGAGAAGCCATTTGGCTGATGCAACACGTGGCGCGCATAGCATGGCTATGAAAGGAATGGCTATGGCTGATAGTGCTATTCATGGTAGACGAGGTATCCATACCATTCACGACATGCATGAAATTGGAGGTCCTATTTCTAGAGGTAGTGGATTTCATCACCCGCATGCAAAAGGTATTATCGGACATCGAGGTGGAATGCTTGCTATGCATTACTCGCCCGCAATGGTATCACAACCACTAAGCGCAAACTTCCAATTTCAACATTTCCTACCCCCGCAATACCAAGGCGTTGGTAAGCATGGTGGCGGGCTATATTTGTAATACCTTATTTTTATTACTATTTCTCTTTTTAAAAAGTAGTAAGAATAAAATATAGAGTCTTAGATTATAGAATTCAAATTCTTAGGATAGTTATAAAATATATAAATACTTTTTAAAAAGATGAAAGTATAAAATAAAAAAGGGGTAAGTAAAATTATATCTAAAAAGAAATACACTACTAAGTGTATATGTCTTTAACCGATACACAAATTTATAAACTCGCCGAACGGATGCAAATCCCGATGGGAGGAGTCTTTTTCAAGGATGAAATTCCGAGCAAGTTAGAGTTTAATAAAACGTATATTATTAATCTTGAAGATAGCGAGGATGAGAATGGTAGACCAAACTCTGGTTCTCATTGGACGATGGTTCAATGTCGTAAATACCCGAATGATAAAATCCATTCAATATACTTTGATCCGTATGGCGCACCGCCGCCTGAATCCGTAAAGGAAGCTGTTAAAAAAACCACCGCTAGCCAAGGCGTTCCACATACAACAAAAGACGTACAAAGTCTGATGAATAATGCATGTGGTTTTTACTGTCTAGCACTAGCCCACTATATCAACGCATCTAAATTTAGAACTAATGATTTGTTTACTGATGTTGATGACTTTGTAGATATGTTTGACGATTTGAATGTTTCTGTTGATTTTAAAAAGAACGAATATATTCTAAAACATTTCTTCAGAAGTGAGGATCCCGC